GTAGGAAGCCGACCGGCGTCACGGTGCGCCTTGAGCTGTTGCTCCATCTTGTCGAGGCGGGAGTAAGCGGCGATGGTCGGGTCGATCTGCCCGACTAAGCGGTCTAGGGATTCGCCTTGCTTCTTGGCTTCACGAGTGGCCGATGCTAAAGCGCGTTCGGCCTGATTCATACCGCGCTCAAAACCTGCGGTATTCGCAACCAGGTCAACTGTCAACTGGCCGAGGCTGGATACCGCCATGGTTAGGGCTTCCTTGAAGCTTGCAACACTCGCAGGAAATCTTGCGGTGTGGCGATTTTCAGTTCGTCGTCAGATTCCCTATTCGGGATGAAGTCCGCGACCTTTACGTTCTTGTTGCCCATCAACTGCGCGCCGGTACTACATATCAGCGCGGCGGCCTGCTCGATGCGTTCAGCGATGTTCAGACCCCCGTGGCGCTGCATGTACCGAGCCCATTGCCGCGCTTCAACCAGTGACATGTTCTGTTGGGCTTCGGCGATCGTGCGACCGCCTACGCCGTTCATAACTAGTTCGAACCAGAGGTCTTCCGGGGGCTCGTCTTTGCTGATTGCGCTTCGTTAACCGCGGTGATCAATGCGAGGAACAGCGTGTCGCAGATCGGACCGCGATCCGGCGAAGCGGTGCCGAGCACGTCAGCCGTGCTGAATACCGGCGCGCCGTTCTCGTCGCAGACCATGGTAGCAATCCGAGCGGCCAGGTGCTCTTGGTTACCTTCCGCAGCTTTCCAGGTGTTGGTGATTGTGTGGTACGACGCCAGGCGCACGTAGATATCAGCTACCTGCTCTACGCCTTCGGTGTTGTGCCACTTGATTTCACGTTTCACGAACGGTTCAGCGGCGCTAACAAAAGCGCCTTGTGCTACGAGGTCTTTAAGGTTCAGGCCCATGGATTAGCTCGACGACTTAGGAATGAGAACCGGCTCGCCGGAGACTTGGATACCGACGGTCGAAGTGACCATGGTGTTCAGGCCGAAGGTGAACGGATAGCTATTCATGTAGCCCTCGAAGGTAAGCCAACTGCGAGTCGGGGATAGAACGAATTCGTCATCACCCGAGCTATCAGTGCCGACGGTAGGGTTCACGGTGCCGTCGGAGAAGCCGATAACCCATTGCAGAGTCACGCCGGCGGTCTTGAGCTGATGCAGACGGATGTGCGCGGGGTCGGCGGGATCGAACATCAAACCGAAGGTCGCTGCGCCTGGAGTGGCGAGGCCGGCTTCGTAGGTGCGCGACAGGTCGTTCAGACAGGTCGTTTCGATTTGGTCGATGGCGGTGTCGATACCGTCGATCGAGGTGATACAACCCACGTCCAGCAAGGTGCCGGTATCGGGGTCGATCGTGAACAGATCGGAGCCCTGTGATTTTATGGTCATGTGTGTAGCCTCGTGAGAGTAATGAACGTTCGGCGGAAGCATACCATGCGGCGGGGGTTTCGCAAATTAGCGATTGACTAGCCAGTTAAGGTCGAACCCAGTTCGGTAAAGCAAAGTGTCCGGCTCGCGGTCGGTGCCCCGGTAGGACGTGATGTGGCAGTCGAGTTCCACGGCATAGCGGATCGCTTCGGCCACTGTCGTACTAGACTGCGCCGTAGTGCCGTACACGTCCACTTGTAGCACTGCGCGGTCAGCGTCAGGTCGGCAATTCAGAGTGTTGAACGGGTTGCCGTCGATCCACTGGTATACGACGTAGGGCTTTACGACCGTCTGCGGCGCACTTCCAAAAGGATAAATTCTTGGCAGTGCTCCCCCTAGCAGCGCTTGGACAGTCGGGTCAGCTTTGCACACGGTGAAGAATGGGGTATCCATCAGTTGAGCCCGAGGTCAATTAGTTTTAGTTTGGCGACGGAAAGGAAATCTTGGAACACCGCCTGCTGATTCTGGTTCAGCGCGTTACGCATGAAAGGATGCGCGCGGATGCGACTGGTTCCTAGTTCAAGCCACCACCAATAGTAGGTGTTGCCGCCGCGAACGCCACGTTTAGTCTTGCGAACTCCCACTGAAATCTTAGTAGATCCGGTTTCTGCGAAGTACTTCTTATCTTCTGTGAGTACGATATTCTTCGAGATATCCGGGTAAGTTAGTGGATTATCAACCGCCGAAGCTCGTGCTATCGCATCTTTTAAAACTACCCCCATGGCTTCCTTCGCTGCCGGCACGACGATTTTGCGCTGCATCTCTTGGGGCAGGGTTTTAAAGATCCTGCTCAGTTCGTCAGCGCCTTTTATTTTGAAGGTAATCAGATCGGCCATGTTGTCGCCCTCGGTTTGGGCGGAGTTTATCACAGGCAAGAAAAAGCCCTGAGTTTTTAGGTCAGGGCTTTTAATGCTTCAGGCAGACCGAAAGGTTATCAGGATAACCTTTTAAACGCAAAGGACGCGATGCCTTCTCGGCCGAGTTCGGTTTCGGCGTAGTTCACTTCCATGCACTCGAAGCCGTGCAGGCCGCACCACCGCACGAAGCCCTGTAGGGACCAGTAGTGCAGATGCTCGCCTGGCTTCATGTGCTTCGACTGGACCCACTCCGTAGCCGTCTCGCAAATCGGCAGGGAGACGAACAGCCATTCCTTGACGCGCTCCAGAAGCTTTTCGGGTTCCGGGATATGCTCCAGGCTATCCCAGCACGTAACCGCGCGAACCTCCTCAGAGCTGTACGGGTCTCGGTACGCGTAAATGCTTTGCAGCCAGCTTACCGCATCCGGACAAACGTCGTAGCCGTAGCCCTGCGACTCCTCAACGAAGCGCCCTCCGCCGATGCCGATGTCTACGACTTCTGCGGGGTTGATGTATTTCTTCACCAGCTCGACGCGGGCTTTAGTCAGCAGGCCGCCCATTTTCGTGGCGTCAAGCTTTTGGTAATTGGCGAAGTACTCGCCGCCGTAGAGCATCGCCGGTCGGGAGTGGAAACCCTGGCCGTTAGTCTGTGACCACAGGAAGGTGTCTTCCAGCCCACTCGGTAAGCTTTGAGTCATAGTCGGAAATCCTCTTGTCGCAGTTGTGTTGTTTTAGGCGGCAGCGACAAAAGTTGTCCGGCACCGCGAAAGTAATTGTACTACCGGATGGACAGATTAGCTCCGGCGCGTTGAAGCCGCCCTGACCGCCGCAGATAATCCATGCAGGAACCTTAGCCGCTAGCGCCGCCGGCACGAGCCAGCCAATGCCGCCAATCACCGCCGAGGCGCTAGCAACGAGCGACAGGAGTTGTTCGACTGGAAGTTCGCCTTTGTGATATCGGACATGCGCACTAGGAACGTTGCCTACCAACCATTCTTGGCCGTCCTGTAGATCCGCTACGCTGATCACTTTATATCCTCGCAATACAGCGTCCATCGCTGCGAGTTCAATGTAACCGGGATCAGGGTTGCGTGTATCGGCACGCCACTCGCTGCGCACCGTAGCCGGCCGCACGACGACGTACTTTCCGGTTTCGGGGGATGGCGGAAGAGGGGGCAGGTCGAACGCACCGGGCGCAACGCCGAAGCAGGCTGTCATGCCGGGGATAATCCCTTCGGCGCCGTAGCGGATCTGTCTGGTAGGTTGGCGCGTCGGCGGCATTACCCAATCGGCATGGCGCGCGATGTTCTTCGCCTGGGTGCGCAGCGTGGTTTGTGGACGGATGAAGTGGACGTTTGGCAGGTCGGCCAGGAGCTCAGGCCAAGGCGTATCAACGTAGAGCTCACCGGGCAGAGCTTTTATAAACGCTCGGGCATAGATCGAATCCCCAAGTCCGCGCATCGCATGGATAATCATTGTATAACTACGTAGTGGGACCAAGTTTCGCCTTGGTATTTATAGGGGACAACGACCGCCCGCGGTTCCGCCATGTTTGGGCTTCCTTGGGCGGGTTCTTCTACGTAGATCTTTTTATCACCTATTTCGTCTTTAATCTTCTGGAGCTGATCGATGAATTCAGAAAGCAGCATTTTCAATCTCCACTTGAAAAAGAACCCGCCGAAGCGGGTCAAGGAGGGCACGACGGGAATTTAAAGGTGCAACGGCGACCCGGTTATGTCTGCATTTAGGCCCCTATCGCGAACTGCAGCGCTCTTCAATTGCACCAGGTGTACCGACAGTGGAATCGGCGCCGATCCGGCCCCAGGTTCTTACCCCTCAGCTTTTACGATCGGTACATCTGGTGCAACTATTCCGCATGTGCGGGCTGCGACGGGCAAACTTCTCTAGACTTGCCATGCTTTCGCGGTCGGTGGCGTTGGTTGATCTAGTGATGTGCTTTTTAACGAGTGCACACCGCAGTTCATCTCGTACCTTAACCGATATATCTCAAGCGCCATTTGTCGGCGTCGGTTCGCAGGTCACGCAAGACAAACTCTAGTCACTCGCGGCACAAGTGTCAACAACCTTTTGCAACTCTTTTTCCAACATGCCTAAACGGTAGGCTGATAGAGCGGTTTCCCGACTGCAGTTCACCACGTCAGCCTTCCGCGCCAATCGGCAATGCTGCTTGTTCCACTTCCTGCACAACGCTTCGTCAGGGTTCTTTGTCGATAAATGGTCGCCGTGCCAGTGCGTACCGCCTTGCACCGTGCAGTCATACCCAAGAAGCAGGACGCGTTCCGCGCCTAGCTGAAAGGCCAGTTCGATCGCGCGAAGCCCGCTGTTGTACTCGCCGTAAGCGGTGTGCAGGTTGAGAGCGTGCTTTGCGGACGCCAGGCGGGTACACGTCCATCGCTTAGGGCCGTCAGGCGCTTTAGAGACGTTCGCATCCCACCATGCGAGATCACCTGCGTAAAGGTGATCGCACCATGGGGCTAGCTGCCAAGAGTTGTTCACCGCGATTGTGGGAAGGCCGGCTGCGCGGACCAGTTCGCAGTCGTGCGCGTTGAGGCTCGGGCCGGAGGCGATGCAGACGAAGGTTGTTGACAACTTGTAATTCCTTGTGAATACTGCGGCTCACATCACACAACTGGAGTTTACACCATGGGTCTCGATTGTTCGAAGGACGCTTTTCACGGAGCCTACAGCGCTTTCAATTCTTTTCGCCAAGCGGTTGCACACGCCGTAGGCGGCAGCTATCCGCCACATTTCAAACGCGACGAAAAAGGGGCTCTGCTACGTGGTGAGAACGATCGTCCTGTATGGGATACGGAACTGGATGAAAACAGTTTCTACACAGGAGAAGAACACACGCCCGAAAACAGCCCAGGGTTATGGGAATTTCTTACGCATAGCGATTGTGATGGGGAAATTTCGCCGGAGTTGTGCAAAACGGTTGCGGATGAATTGGAGTTACTGCTTGACGAGATGCCGGAAGAATCTTTCGGGCACATCGCTCGCGATGGTGGCTACCGCGCAGTTCTACAGCGTTTCATCGACGGGTGCCGTGCATCGTACGAAGCTGACGAACCCCTGCGCTTTCGCTAACCCTCGTTCACCCCGATAGATACGGGCGCCGACACATAGTCCCGCCCGCTTTCCTGATCAGGTAGCCACGCATGGACGTTGTAGATATCACCGTTGTGCAAAATGCGTTGCTTGGCATTCAGGCCGGGACGCTGACGAATCACGATGCGGGCGACGATCTCTGACTGAATCGCCGCAGCGGCCAGGAATTCCCGACCGCTGGCCGGAGCAATGCGCGCCGGCACCCCGGTGAAGACCGTTACCCATGACTCGGTAAAACCGCCCGTTTCAGGATCGCGGACTTCTACCCAATCCTGGATATCCACCCGATGGCGGTACTGGCCGGCGCGGCTCATGGACGTTCCTCCCATTGGAGACGATATGTGTACTGCGCAGCATCATTTACCGTCAGACCCCCAGCCAAGGTGGATAGGCGCCCGTGAAATATCGCGGCCGGCAAACCGCGTTCGCTAAACTCGGCGCCAACATTACTGGCTGTGTTGTTCTGCGCAGCGGTTCGAACTTGCATGAGATCCACTCGAGTTCCTCCGGTAAAATTACCGCCGGTCTCGATAGTGATCTGCGATGCATATGTCGGAAGCGGCACTTCGGTCATGCGGTTCAATCCGATAACCGGGACAGTCGTCCAAGATCCGGAAGACGTAGCCCCCGTGTAAACCTCTAACTGCAGGGCCCCCTGGGTGAGTTCGAGGGTTTGTGCCCACAGGATGAAGTTTATCGGTGAGGTAAACCGGAACTGGACCGTTGGGCCCGCAACGGGAATTACCCCAGTGAAGAAAGACCGGAACATCCGTCCTTCAAAGAACCCGGTTTGCCCCGGGTCTACGCGCAAACGCGGCTTCGTTGTTCCAGTAACCAGGTTGGCGGGGTGGGTGATGGCGACAGGCTGCGATACATCAACCTGTAAGCGATTCGCCACCACCATCGCGGCAGGAAGCACTACGTCTACCGGATCGTCTACCTCGATCTTCAGCCGATTGGCGTTGATCAATGATGCTGGGAGCGTAACGGCAATCGGCTGATCGTTGATATGGACGGGCAAAGGGGACGCGGGAAGCGTAACGGCGATCGGCTCGTCGAGTTCCACCTTTAGGCGATCGCCCGAGAGCATATCAGGGGGCGGTGCTGCGACCACGCGCTCTGAGAACGTACCATCGCCCATGTCGACGATACGTCGCAGGAAACTTCCGAATGCTCGTGTAAATCGGTCTGCCATGGCCTTTATCTCAGAGCTGGATCACGAAGGGGGTAAAGCAAAGCGGTAACGGGTTTCGGGAGAAAGCCGCGGTCAAAAGCGCTGTCCGGGTTCTCGTCACGATCTTTGTACAGGAAGCCGAGCATCAGCAATACGGCGGCCTGAACCTCATACTTGACGATCTTATCGTCGGAACTGTCGACGACGTAAGTCGGATCGCCCGAGCTGTCTAGGATCGGATCGTCGTTGCTATCACGCTCGACTTCATAGGGCGAAGCAGACTTGAGGTAGTTCTTCACGGCGCCAGATGCCGCGCCGATGTACGCCGTGATCAACACGTCATCAAGATCGTGATCCATATTGAGGTGATGCTTCCCCCTTTCGAGGGTGACGTACATCATATCTTGACCCCTTTCGCAGGGTCGAAGGTGCTCGCGTTCTCGCGAAGGTCTTTACCGTTACGGCCGGCCTTTACGCACAACGTCCATGCGTCGCTAGACCCTGGCTTATCGGTGTTCTCGGCTTTGGTCGAAGTCCACTGGCTGCCCGCCCAAGTTACGTTGTCGTGCTCGTCGTAGGCTTGCTCCTCGCGGAACACACCTTTGTAGATCTGGATCGGCAGAGCGAATCGCTCTTTTACTTCTTGGCCGCTGGACTTCATCAGCTTAACAGAGAATTCCCGGTCACCGTCCTGCGTGATGCTCACGCCGTCGATACCGTCCACGATACATTCCCAGCCTCGCATGCCGTGGGTGCGCTCGTAGGACTTCCACAGGCCGCCACAGTGTGCCGCATAAGTACCGCGCGGATACTGCTTCGCTTCCTCGATCGCCGGGAGGATCTCTACGTCGATCGCGTCGCGGCCGTCTTCAGCTTGGCGAACTTCAGGAACGACAATCAGGTCCGCAGCAGAACGTGCCAACGCTTGGAGGTCCACCGGGTCGGCGTCTTTGCCGGGGATGGGCTCAGGCACGTCGACAAGCTTTGCCGCTTCAGCAGCGAGCAGAGCGATGTCGATAGTAGGCAACTGGACGAACTCAGCAGCGGCCTTCGCCAGCGATTCCAGGTCTACCGGCTCGGCGTCTTTGCCGTCCTTCACTTCAGGAAGAACAACGAGCGCCGCGGCGGCTTGCGCGATAGCGTCTACGTCAATCGGTTCCGGCTCTACAGGCATTGGCCGATCAGCCAAGCACTTACGCAGGTCGGCCAGTTCGAGGTTCAGCGGTGCAACAGCCTTCGCCACCGCTGCGGCGATAACCGGCGCGAGGAATTCGGCTTGCGCTTCAAGTTCACGCAGGTTCATTAGCGAGCCTCTTTTCGATCAGCAGAGCGAGCATCTTCGCGCTGTCTTGGATTTGTTCGTCGGTTGGTTCTGTACTGACTGCAGGAGTTGCAGGCGCTGCTACAGCAGCCTTAGCGAAAGGATCATTCGCATCGCGCTTAGCCAAGGCTTCCAAGCTGTAATCCTGCTGCTGCGCCGTGACAACATCGCCGCCGGTGACAGGAGGCAGGTTCAGACGCTTGCGCCCTTCGTTGGTGGTCATGATAGAGCCTTTGACCGCCGCTGTCAGGGTGGTTACCTGGGCGCCCATGTCCATCCGCAGGAGGCCGTCAATCTCAAGCTCTACACCATACTGAATCGGATACGTCGGGAGCGACAAACCGTCGTCCATGCAAGCTTCGTATTCTTCCGCAAGGATCTGGATACAGTCGTTGTAATACTTCTGGTTCTCCTGTTCCGGCGTAGTGCCCGCGGGCGTAGTGCCGACACCGACTTTCGAGGGGGGCACGTGAAATGCTGTACAGACCATCTCCGCAGTCAGCTTGAACTGTTCTATTAACTGCGAGTCAGTGGCAGACATTTTCATCTGCTGGAACTTCAGATCGTCACCGACAACCGCCACTTTGCCCGCGTTCTGCCCTGTGTAATTCGAGTCCCAATGCGCTTTAAGCCTGGCTGCGGTTTCGTCACTGATCGCGCCTGGAGCTGACAGGATGCCGCCAGGGCGGGCTCCATTTTCGAAGAACGTTGAGCTATCGTTCTGCATTTTAAGCGACTGGCAGGCAGCTTGCGCCGCTGCGTACAAAGGAGACACGCCGACCAGGGGGTGGAATAGGCAGTTCATCCGGTCGTGGATCATCTCGTTCGCGGGAACGGTTACTCCTTCAGCAATTTCGTTTAGCTCATCGCCGTTGCACTGGTAGAAAACAGAACCGTCCGGTGCGACTAGGGTCGTTACTCGGCAAGGGTCTAGCAAATGGATAGCGACGACTACACCGCGCTGATCCCGTTGCTTTAGCCCGAAGGCGTTACCGTGAATCAACTTTGAGGTTTGCCACCATTGCTTGAACTGCACATGGTTCTGGTAGGGGTTAGGCTTTTTCAGAACGGGACTAAAAGAGGCGCTCGTGGTTTCGTTCCAAATACCGTCCGCGTCTAGCGCCATCAGACGCTGCCTCAACTTGCCGATGTCGTTCGCGATAAGTGTTACGCAGGCGTATACGGCGTAGTGCGCCAGGACACTCTCGGCGCGCCACTCGTCGTTCTTCTGCCAAGCGCCCGTGTAGGGTTCGTGGATGATCGGCCACCACCCGCCGGAGCCGGGCACCCGTCCCGAGACTGGCGCACGTTTAAAGGTCAGCTCTCGGCCGAAGATACGCATGCTTTATACCTGCACTGCGATAGCGGCTTCGACGTCAGACTTTTTGATTCGGCCATCTTTTCCGGTGCCGACGATCTTCTCGATGTCGACGCCATTTTCCTTGGCGAATTCCGCGATAGCTTCGGATACCAAGGGTTCTTCTACGACTACTACAGTGGGCGCTGGCGCCGCAGTAAGCATGCGAGTTTGATAGCCGGCTTCTACGGAGGTATCCGCGTAAGTACCATACCCCATCTTGCGCAGAGCCTCGGCGGTGCGGCGGGCCATTTTTACTTTCTTGCCGCCTTTACCGTAAATAAATTCAACTTTAGACATAGGGGTTCCCCTTTAGGATGATTCAGTGTACGGGGCGGATGTGGCGGCGGCAAGCATAGCGGCTTTTTCAGCTCTTTTACGTGCCCAATATTCCTTCATCTTAGCACCTTGTTTAGCTCTTACTTCTGGCGTCATCGCTGCCGCCATCTTTTCCCGGCGCGCTTCCAGTGCTGCAGCTTGCGCTGCGCGGTGTTCGTCAGTCCAGCGTGCCTCGTGCATTTTTGCCTTGGCTTCTGGGTCTTTCCAGCGCCCTTTAAGTCGTTCGGCCTGATCGGATTTGAATTCGTCCGACTGTACACACTGGTGCAGACCGCCACCTTCGTAGTTAGCACGGGCTGCGGCGGCTTTCTTAGCTTTTACTTCCGGGCGATCTTTAATCTCTGCTAGCGCGGCTAGGTTCTTCGCTTTGTATTCTGGCGTCTTACGCACTTCGGCCAGGGATTCTCGACGTTTGGCTTTAGCTTCCGGGGTTTGACAAGACGCTTGGAATTTCTCGAGAAGCTCGGGGTTATCCTCAAAAGCCTTTCTGGATCTTTCTGCGTGCATGGAACGCTGCTCAGGATCCTCGAATCTCTTACGCGTGGCGCTACCTCTTCGCTCTCTAGCTTCTGGCGCGTGCATCCCTGCCATATAGCGAGAACGTATATCTTCGTCCTGCCACGTTTCTTTGATCCGGGCAGAGGCGGCCGCCCTAAACTCCGGTGTACTTCTTACCTCCCTCATAATACGGGAGATCCGTTCTTTATACTCTGGCGTCGCTCTCGTAATCCTGGCGGCTGCTGTACGCTTTTGAAGAGCTTCTAGGTCTATGCCTGCAAGTCCGTCTCCGCCTGATGTTGAATTAGTTAAGCGATGCCCTTCTGCTTTGAATTCCGCGATCATGCGGATCTCGTAGGGCTGCCAAGGTTCGCCGTCAGGCACCTCAAGGACAGTCTCAATCGCGGGAGTATCGCCTTTGGATAGGAGACTGCGTATCCATGCTGCGGTGTGGTGTTTAGTCTCCCCCGACCTAGCAGCGGAAATATGTTTAGACAGCCGCATAGCGGGATTATTAGTTTTCCCGATGTACCGAATTTCTCCCTGCGGGCAGAGTAGGGCGTAGATGTAATTGGGCATGTTGATTTCCTGTAGACATTAAAAAGCCGCCTACAGGATGATTCTGTAGGCGGCTTCGAGTATACCTAAGAAACTAGGTAAGTCTACACCCTTTTACGGACCGACCCCCCAACTCACGCCGTCCAAAAATGCGACGGCCTGTGGGCGCCGCTTCTGCCAGCGGCACCATCTTTCTGCTCTGATGGCCGTTTGGTTCGTTTGAAACATGCTGACGAGCTGCGCAGCAGTTGGCGTGGCATTTGCAGCGTCGTCGTCGAGGAAGATAGTTGCTTCCTTCGACAGATCGATAGTCACGACGCCGTCATCGGCCAGGTAGATCTCGCTGGCGAAAGCCAGGATGAACAGAGAGCCGCTGGAATCAGAGGGTACGTAGTTCGACACGATCAACGGAACCGAATCGATGGAACCGCCGGCCATGGTGACGCCTGGGAACTCAGTAGCGCCGAGCGGGTTGCGCAGGAGCGACAGAGCGCGAGCGGTCTTGGCGTCGGTGATGTAGACCGCGCTAGCCGTAGGCAGGTTGGTGGCATCTGCTTCAGCCCACAGAGCTGCGATGTCAGCGCGAACGCTGTCAGCATCAGTACCGCTGGAAGCGATCGGTGTAACACCATTGGTGATCGAAGCCGGGCTAGCCGAAGCGCCGGTGCCGACTGCTTTGTCTGGATCGACAAAGTCGATGTCCATACGCTCGATTACCGCGTCGGCCAGGTCGTCACGCACGAGGGTCTGAATCGCCGGATCGGAGAAACGAGACAGTTCGTCGGTAACGACGGAGATTGCCGCGATTTTCGCCCAGGTGAGGGTTTGTGCTTCGTAACCGGACTTGGTTACTTTCTTGCGGTAGCCCTCACCAACCCATGCTGCGGTGCCCGCGGAAGTTTTGCCAGGGATGCGCACGTTAAACGGTACGCGGCGCAGCGAAGGCACGTTACCGGCGCCGAACTGGCCGACGATGGTACGCGGGCGGAGGAAATCGATGAACTCCGAAGACAGGTTGGTGTAGTCCACCAGGTTGCCGGCCCAGGTAGGGTCGGTAGTAGTGCCGGCGGCTACAGCAGCCTTCATGATGCCTTGCAGGCGCACGTCGTCCGGGAACTTGTGCTCAGCGAAAGCCTTGGCGCTGGATACGTCGCCTTTACCTGCGTACATCGCCAGAGCGAACTTGGCGAAACCGACACCCGGCTCTTCGTTCTTCACGGTCTTGACGACGGCAGGGGCGCGGTTACGCTCTTGCATGCCGGTGGTATCGACCACGGGCTTAGCGGCGGCGACATTGGACTTAGCCATGCCTTCCAAGCGCTTCAGGTGGGTTTCAGTCGCCTGGATTTCGTCCGACAGAGTGTCGAACTCTTCCGACTCTGCGGCGTCCAGGGTGCGGCCTTCAGCGCCAGTCATCAAAGCGTTTTGGCGCTCCGACTTCTGCGTCAGTGCGTCCTTGAAGGACTTGATTTGTTCAGCGATATTCATGTCTAGGCCCTCCTCGGGCTTCGGAATTACAGGAATGTGTTTTACAACGGGTGCCGAAGCGCCGGCAGGTTTTTCAAGCTTTACGACGGTGAATTCCTTTTTGCCTAACGCGGCGGGTAACCCAACGTCGAAACTCTTGAGACTTTTTACGCCTGTGATCACCGCCCCGGAATTCGCCGGCACGCTGACTAAACTCAATTCGTATACCTCAGTCTCTTTATACCGCAGACCGTAAGTGCCTTTAATCTCTTCGAAATCCAGGGCGCGAAATCCGATCGACACTGCGCGGATCAATCCAGCTTTAACCGACTGCCAGGCTTCGTCTACACGGTCTTTCAAAGTGCCTGGTTCTTCTACCTTGGCGATTGTCGCGGTAAACGGCACGCCTTTTGCAGTTGGCTTGCCGAAGTCTACCGTACCGATTGGCTTCTCGTGGTCGTGCTGCCACAGCAGAACCAAAGGATTTTTGTACTTAACTCCCATCGGTTCTACGATGTCACCCTGACGATCGGTTTCCGGGGTTGTCGCCCAGCCGGTAATCGTTCGAGTTTCCTCGCCGACCGCCTTAACCTCAAGAAAACTGTAGGCTCTGTTCATGTATACAGCTCCGGTAAATTACGCGCACTGTAACTCATAAAAACAGCATTTGGAACTTTTTGTGAGCTGCCGCCGGGTTAAGTGCCATCAGCGACACCGCGTTGAATAATGCCATCACCGGGTCAATCTTGGCCGAGCCCGAAGCCTGCTTAGTGATCAGGATCGAGTTTGCGCGGGGCTCTACACGGCAGTTGGAGACGCACCACGACATCAAAGGCTGCTCTGCGTGCTTCAGCTTCCCTTCGGCTAGACGCCTCTCAGTGGTCTTGATAGCGCCGCCGAGTTTCCACCCTTGACTGATGCCGACGATCTTGTCTTCAGGAATGCCTCGCGCGACCAGTTCGTCGAAGATGGCGCCGATGCCTACAGGGTCAACGCCGATTTTGTCTAACAGGCCGGAATCGTAGACACGTTCAACGATGTCACAGACTTCCGTTACGTCGTCACCGATGTGAGAAACCATTACCAAGTCACCGGCCCGGGCAAAGTCTTCAAACCTAGCCGCTTCCTGTAGGTTGCGTTTCATCGCCGAAGGGTGTGCCCAGCCTTTGCACCAGACCAGCCAATCGCCTGTGCCCTTCTCACGACCTACCAGTGAGAGCCCGAGCAAGTCGTCCAGGCCGCCGCCGTCGATCCCTACGTCGATCACCTCGGCGCGGTCTAGCAGAGTGTCAAGCATAACAGAGCGTTCCGACTGGGCTTGCCAGTAATCGGCGCCCGCCCATCGGTCTGTGCGTAGCGCCAGTCCGATTTCGACGTTTAAGTACTTGGCTAGCACGCCTAGGCGTTCTGGTTCGCCCATCTCCTTGGCTTGCTGCAATTTACGCTCGATGAATTCGACACTAGTCGACCGGCCCAAATTCGGGTTTGTGATGTAGAAGTTTTCCGGTTCGAGGTAAGACTTGTCCTCGATCATCGCTTTAGGGAATTCGTACAGCACCGGCAGGAACTGAGGATCTTCTACTTCGCCGTCGCGCACCTTACGGGCGTAGAGCAACTTCGAGCGGAATACGCCGGCCGGGGGTTCGTCTGACTGGGTTGTCAGATAGAGAATGAAACCTTCAGGCCGCGCCGCAAGTCCGCCGGTAGCCTCCAGCAGCATGCGTTCCGCGTTTGGGTTCTTGCCGAATAGGTGGATCTCATCGACCAAGACAACCGCGGCTTTCTTACCCCCGACGGTGTTTGTATCAGCCGCTACGACCTTGAGCGTTGCGCCGGTCGCCAGGTGCTTGATGGTCTTCGTGTGTTCCATGACTTGCATCATGGCGTCGAGTTTCGGATCTTTGAGCACCATGTCTCGGGCTGGAGCGAAGGCGTTGTCTGCGACTTCCTTGGTCGGCGCCAGAATGATGAACTCAGCCGACTGACGCCAATTCTGGATTAGCACAGTCAGCATAATCGCAGCGGCCAGGGTGGACTTCATGTTCTTCTTGCTGATCAGGAGGAAAATCTCCTTGATCATCTGCACACCTGTCTCTTCGTTGTAGGCGCCGAAAATCGCGCTAGCCAAGTCGTCAGTCCACTGCTCGCAAGACTCACCAATCGTTGGGCTGCCTGGGGCGTCGACGATTCTTAGCAGATGCAGTACCTGCAATGCGGCGGCTGCTGAATCCGGAAACAGTGGCGCGAAGGGGATCAGGCTTTCACCTTTGATGATCCGATCTTCCCAATTCAAGCAAGCTGTTGACCAGGTTGGCGTCATTTGCTCACCGCGTGCAATTTAGGCGCTTTGCGTGCGCCGAAGGTGTTGCCCTCTTCGGCCAGTTCTTTGGCACCTTCCTGCTTGGTCTTTTTCTTCCCGCTTTCCCCGATCTTGGCGTGCTGGAAAGGAAGCAAAGTTTTAGCCGCTTCCATCCGACGGCCTAGCGGAATGCGCGGATTAGCGACCACGGCTTCCAGGAATTCGAGCGAATCTTCTGTTTTCGGCAGGTCGTCGATTGGCTCCTCCTCAGGCTCTGGTTCGCTGTGCGTAACCTTAGGGCCGGCTGCCGGTGCGCCAGGGGTTGGGATACCGATAGCTGCCAGCGCTTCCACGATTGCAGGTTTCTTGCGTAGACGCGCGCCGGCCACGCGGGCGGTTTTCTCGCTAAGGCCGGCGGCGATGGCCGCTTCCTCTGGCGTGGCGCCACGCAGCGTGGCAGCGAGGAACTTTTCGTCGGTGGGGTTGAGCATTTGTTACACCTCGTGTTTCGGTTGTTCAAAGCGTAACACGGTCAACAAAAGGCTGTAGGGGAATTAAATCTCTAAAAGGGGTCGGCGCGATCAGGGAGCAAGTTAGG